GTTAATTACGTCAAAAGCAAATTCGAATTCTAACGTGTAATTTATCATTTTTGTATTTATGCTTTTAAATAATTCAGTAGATTTTGAATTCAATTTAGCAGGGTAATTATTAATGATAATTTTTTCGCTTAACATTATTTGCCGTAAAAGTTCGTTGTAACTTTCATCAACCCAATCTGTATTAACTTTGATTGATTTTTTACCGTTGTTATTAAATACTTGTCTTTGCCCTTCAACCCTGTTATAACCTGAAGTAGCTGTTTGCATTAAATTGTATTCCTGACTTTCTACATTCAACGTGTTATTACTTGCGGCATAAAACCATGTTCTTTGCCAACACCCGTATTTATTTACGAAGTCACAAAGTACGGCATCGTATTTACAATTTTCATTTGGTTTAAAATTACCCGTCCAAATAGTTGCGTCTCCTGAATCTAAAATCTCTAAAGTATTTCCACTACTGTAATAACTTGGATACACTCTTAAAACGTCTATTAATGCGTTATTCGTTAGTGTTTGCGTAAACGTTGCACCCGAAACTAAATTAGTGTACTTTGCTTTATAGCTTGTTGCCGTTTTAACCATTATAAAACCACCTCGCCTATCAGCAAAAACACTTGCGCTTAAACCATCGTAATAATAATTAAACGTTCCTTCGTCGTGTAAAATATCGTAGCTTAAACTTGGATTAAAACCTTCTTCGTAATATCCGAAACCGTCGTACCCTTTATAATCGGTTGTATCCAATAGCGTGTACGTTCCTGAAGCTAATTTATATCGTTTAATTTTTACGTTTACGTATTGCGTTGTTTGACTTGCTGAAAAACTATTATATGGTGTTTGTCTAACCGTCCACTTAATATATTCACGAACGTACGGACTTACATTGTATTCAGTAATTAAATTATTTGTTGCTGGAATTAATTTGCTTAACGTGTATTGTGGACTTGCAGGTGCGCTCCCTGTACCGTTCCATAAAAACAATTCTATTTTACTACCTGTTTGTCCTGTTTCTGCTATTGTAATAATATGCGGGCTTCGTGCAAAAATACTCATTTTATATTTTTTAAATTTTGATCTAATATTTGGTTTAATAGCTGCTCGGCATCTAATCCGTACTTATCTATTAAAACGTCCGGTAAAGTTTTAAATGCTTTTTCAAATGGTTTGGTAAAAAATAAACTCGGTTTAATTCCACGTGAATAAATATTCTTTGCTAAAACTTGCGCGATTGTTCTGTAATTTCCTTTTTTAAATTTTCCGCTTTCATCACGTAACCGTATGTTTTTTCTTTTAGCCCACTTTTCCAAACTTGAAACGAACGTACTCCAGGTTCCTGAATAATTACCCGAACCAAATCTGTAAATACTGTTCGGTGCTTGTTGCCCGCGTATCTTTGCATTTTTTGAAACATTATTTGGGTTGGCTCCTTTTACTCCTTTATCCTGAAAATTTCCGTATGGTTCCATATTGAAATAAACGCCTATTGAATTCGGCATCTGTTTTACTTCACCTTGGATTGAATTCGAAAGTTTTCCGCTTGCGTCTTTTCCTTGAGCGCGTAAATTTGCCTTCGCTTCATTTACTACGATGTCCCTGAATTTCTGTAAAGCTTTTAATGTTTCACTCATTAACAAATTGTCATATTGTTTGCCACTAAAATATCAAAAGTCATTGTCCAACCGCTTAAATAATTTTCAAATCTTTCTGCAAATGGTTCGCACGTTGGGTTGCCATCTACCATGAAATTATCTGAATACAAATCACCGCGCCGTAATATTTCATAAAGCCTATTTAAAACGGCTAATTGCGTATTTAAAATATTTTGTTCGTTGTCATTTCCGATAAATAATTCCGTTACTTCGTCTTTTGAAATGTCCACAATATCCATTGCCAATAAACTGATATTGAAACGAATTACATTAGCTTCAAAAACCGCCGAATTAACCATAATATGCGCTAACGGAAATATTGTTTGTTTGCCTAAATCGACTTGAAATATATCTCCCGTTGTTACCGTGTTTACGATCGCGTCACTATCTAAATGATTTTTTAACGTGTCGATTATTGTGTAAAAGTTAGCCATGTTTTATTCTTTTGTTTAATTCGCGTTGTTCGATTTCTGTTTTTTGTCGTTCATAAGTAAGAAAGGTAAGACACTTTCGAAGTCCAAGCCTTGTAACTTCATCAAATTTGGTAACATCTCCTTTAGCGACTGCATAGATTGAGTTATACCAACCCCACTGCTTTCCAAACTGCGCTCGTTCGCTGAAGTCATTAGTTCCGGATTCTTCTGTATCTCCATCTCCAAATAAGAAAGCGAACTGTTTACTAAGTCGTTTCCTAAAGTCCAAAAAAAAACACTCGCTGCCATTACTACGTCCAACGGTGCAAATTTCATTAGGTCGCTGAATTCGTCCGTTCCTGCGTATTCTATTATTTCGTATTTGTCCTTTACTTTGGTTTTAATCGGTCGGTACATTACTGCCATCGCTTTGTGGAAATTATCCACGCTGGTAATATTACTTTCTAAATCTATATATTCTCCAAAAGTTATTTCGTCCAAATTAGGAATAAACCCAAACTCCATATTCTGAATTTTAAACGTACTTTGAAACGTTGGTTTTTCCTGAAACAATTTATTAAAATGTAACGCCAAATCTTTTACGTCATTCCACTTTATTTTTATTACCTCTTTTAAATTTAAACCGCAAAAAATTTCAATAGTTTTTTCTGCGATGAATTCCTGATCATTCGAATTGTTAATTACCTTCATGAATTTTTGATAATTCTGTAAAGGTATTTCAGAAAGTTTTGTTGGTACGTAGATTTCCGTTTTCATATTGTTATAACTATTTATCTTTATTATTGTAGTAAGTAAGCGAAATTGAATAGGCTTCGTTTAACATTACTACGTGTTTTCGCATATTCATTGGATCGTCAAATATTATTTTGATCCTTTTGCCTGTTTTATCCTGAATGTATTGCTCAACAGTGCGCACCATTATCGGTAGTTCATCTGTCATTTGTGTGAATTATCTAATAAAATATTTACCGTAATTCGAATTCAAACCTAACGTTTCCATTTCGTGGTATCGTAGCGCGTCTATTCCGTGGTCTTGTTTCCCTTGCGGTTTGTTTAATTGCTTTCCTGTTTTATCCTGGTCCCAACAATAAGCGCGTAATTCCTTAATTAAATTTGTGCTTTGTGACGTCACTAAATATTCTTGTTGCTGCATTACATTAATACCATAATTAATTGAATCCTTGCCTTTTGTAACGCCTTTAATCGTTATTCCGTAGCGTCTTATTTCATCAATTGATTTTGGTTCGGAGCTATCCGCGTAAACAACAACGTTTTTAGGTAGTTCCTTTGCTATGTCACTGTTTAACATTCCGGTTTGGTATTTCAGTTCGTTAACTATTCGTTGACCGTTATAATTGTAAACTTCGATTATTGCCGTTGGATCGTTCGTGTAACCGAAGTCTAATCCTATTCCAACTAATTTTGCTTCAGGTGGTATTGTGTTTATTATTTTCCAATTACTGAATATTACGCCCTCAAGCATTCCTATTTCACCCAACCCGTAAACTCTCCACCAATTAGCCCAATATGCGCTTGTAGATGCTTTGTCGCGGTTCTTTTCTATTTCCTTTACTATTCGTTCATCGAGTGCTTCGTTATCCTTGTACGTCAAAATTAAAAAGTCTGAATCTGTTTCACCTTTTAATTCAGTGTGGACCCAAAATTCATTTGCTGGATTAAAATCTAAATACACTTCTTTTTTTGTACGGATCGAAAGTTCATTGTAGCTTTCAAAGTTCACGTTGTTACATTCGTTTATATACAAAATGTCTCTTCGCGCCCCTCTTAATTTGCTTGAATCGTCTGCGCTAAAAAATTCAATTACACTACCGTTTGCAAATTCGTATCTTAAAAGCGACTTGTTAAAACGCTGTTCGTAGAAACGGTTCGTGCTTTTCATTATACGCAAAAAATCTTTCAATGCGCCCCTTCTTAAATGTGGAATGCTTTCAGCTACTATGCTTATTTCTTGGTTTGCGTAGGTTGAAGCTTTGGTAATTAATATCGGAATTATTCCATACGTTTTACCCGCTGAAGTACCGCCTTGAATTATTTTAACGCGCTTTTTTAACGCTTCAATTTTATTAATTGCCGTCGTTATGATCACTTAACTTAAATAAAGGTTGCTCGATATTTGTTTGTTCTATTTGCTGTAAAGGTGCGCCGTATCCTGAATCCATTAAAGCTTTGTACGCGTTTACATCACCGTCACGGGCTTTTTTAATTAACGCTAACGTCATTAAATCCTCTTGGCTCATTGTTTGGCTTTCACCTGTTAACGGGTTCTTTAGGTTTTGGTTTACCTCTAACCAATACTTTGCAATTGTGCTTCGATTTTTAGCTCCTTTAGGTCTTCCGTTTGGATTTCCGCTTTCGCCTTTTTCAAATGGTTTTAATATACCTCCGTTTTTACCTTCCATAACTCTGTTTTTACATTGTAATTCCGTTCCTCTTAATAACTAAACTTGGGTCTAATTTTTTCATTCGATCGATTATTACTTGGCAGTATTTCGGGTCTAATTCCATACCGTAACATTTGCGTTTTAATTGGTGGGATGCTACCATTGTTGTACCACTACCTAAAAACGGGTCGTATACATCTCCAGCGTGGTTTGCTATTGCCTTTGACATACATTCAATAGGTTTTTGTGTACTGTGACCAGTTTCATTTTTTTGTGGCTTGTCAATTTCCCAAATTGTTGTTTGTTTTCTATCACTTATCCAGTTTCCTTTATTACCTTTTTTAACTGCGTACCAGCAAGGTTCGTGTTTCCAATGATAGTCCGCTCTGCTAATTGCAAAATGACTTTTCATCCAAATAATTTGACTTCTAATTTCAAAATCACAATTTTCTAAACTTTTTTGAACAACGCCGCTAAATATACCAGCGTGATAAACATAAGCAACCTTTGATGGTGTTAAAGACCAAGCTTCAGTCCAATCTGCGTTATTATCGTTTTTAACTTTCCCAATGCTTCTACCGTGAAACTCATCATTTTTATCAGGCATTGCTTCACTTCTCCACTCGGGTTTGTAATCTACTCCATAAGGCGGGTCGGTAACCATTAAATAAGGTTCTTTGCCGTTCATTAATTTTGACACTGCGTCCGAATCGGTTGAATCCCCACAAAGTAAACGGTGTTCACCTATTTCAAATAAATCGCCAACAACAATATCGGTTTCAATTGTTTCTGGAATTTCGTAATTATCTTCCGTTGCTTCTAATTCTTCAACGTGTAAATCAATAGGTAAATCCAAACCCCAGTCATCCAAATTTTCCGCGTCCCATTCATTTGCTAACTGATTCCAATCCCATTCACCAAAACCAACGTTATCTTTAATTAAAAATTCCGCTTTTTGTTCTTCCGTCCATTCATCTGCTATTATAACCGGTATTTCGGTGTATTTTAGCTCGTTTAACGCTTTTAACCGCATATTACCTCCAAGTACGCAATATTTACCGTCAACGTCTGTAAAAACGATTAGCGGGCGTTTATTTAGCATATCAGGAAACTCCTTTATTGAAGTAACTAATTTTTGAAATTTGCCGTCCCGAATTACGCGCGGGTTCTTTGGGTTTGCTTTAACCTGCGATATGTTTACTTTAATCATTGCTTTCTGTTTCGTAGGTGTCAAAAACCGTTCTTAATTGTTCTATTTTTTCGCGTAAACATGAACTGCACGAAGTAGGCTCGTTTCTTACTTTGAATATTCTGCTATGAATTTTTAGCATTGTTAATTGTTCTGTTGGTTTTACGTCTAACGTGTTTTTTTCAAACCATGCTTTTAAATATTCGTATTCCGGCTGGTCTAAACATTCAGGTTTACGATATGGAAATAATTTACCC